CCACGATGTCGTCCTGGTATCCGGGGACGATCCCGTCGGTGTCGCCATCGTCGTCGAGGTCGGTGCTTTTCACCGGCTCAGGGGCGTTCATGAAGGAAATGCTGATGCCGAAGTTTGACGGCATCGTCTCGGCCATCTCGATGATCGTGGCGTAGCTTTCGTGACTCTTGAGCAGGTAAAGGTCGCCACGGGCGCAATCTCCATCGGCTACGATGTCGCGGATCGATCCGACCAGCTCCTCGATGTCGGTGCCATGGGCAAGCTTGACCGGCACACCGTCCGCGAATGTCGCGGCGGCAAAAACGACTTCCGCGATGGTTTGATCATCACAAATTATCGGGCAACCGAGGAAGGTGTGGGTCTTGGCTTCGCCCTTGGTGATGACGCGGACGCCTCGCAGGACGCCGTTCTCGGCATCGACGCGGCTTTCGGTCGCGGTGGCGAATAGGGAGAGCTTGACCATTGCCGAAATGGGGCCTGTCAAATCATGCCGACGCAGGGGCTTGCTGATCGGGTATATTGGCAACGGGCGATCCCGGTGCCGGTGGGAAAACCTCCGATGTGGTCAGCTCGACCCCTTCCTCTTTGGCAATTTCCTGCACGAGTTTCTTACGACGGGCGGCGAAACGGATGATGTCTGCGTCTTGAGTATCTGCATCGAGGCCTTGCAGGGCGTAGTACCGCTGCGGGCTGATCTGGCCACGGAGCAGGAGATCGCTCATGAGGCGACCATCGCGCCCGAAATCCACCGACAGGCGGGCGGGAGGAGTGAAATCCACGCGCCACCAATCGCTTCCGTCATTCGGCATCGGGAGGCGTCCCGAGGAAATTTCCTGCCAGATCCAGAATCGCCAGAACGGAGCGGCAAAGTTCTGAGTGATGATGTCGCGGATCTCATCAATAGCCGATGCGGCTTCCTCAAGGATCCAGCGTTGATTTGCACCTCCGGCGTCGGTTGAGTCGTACAGGAACTGGCTGCTGAAGCCGAGGCCAACGGCTATCTCTTCTTTCAGCGTGGCGAGGAATTCTTTGATATTCCCCGAGGGGTGATTGTTGATCAGGCTTTCTATGGTTTCTCCTGGCTTGAGCTGCGGAATGATCGAGCCATTCGTCAGGGCATCAACGGTCATCGGTTGTTGGCTCGATGAGGACTGACCTTTCACCAATGACGACCCAAGGCCTATCTGTCCGGCCTCGGGACTTTTTATAATTAGCGCCATTGATGCTCCGATCTTTGCCGATTGCTTCTCAAAGGCCAGATACTCGGATATGTCCTGAAGTGTATTTGCAGCACGGGCCAGCCAGCTCGGGGCGCGGGTGTATCCGATGCGGTAGGCGCGGCGCACATGGCCACCCATGTCGTCAGCTCTGACATCGTTGTAATCCTGCGAGGCGGGTGCCTTGAGGACGCGATAGCGGATGGGCTTGCCGAGCTTGCCAACCTGGACGCCATCGACCCAGCCATCCTCTTCTTTGCCAATCGGTGAGCCGACATTCTCTCCGGGGATGAGTCGGAAGAGTCCGCGACCGGAGGTGCTGGTCAGTTTCTGCCAAAAGACATCACCGGCAATCGCCATCTGGCGAACCAGCAGTGGGACGGCCTGATCGAAGTTCACCATGCCAGAGACATCGACGCCGAAGGCGGCATTGCGGCAGGCATCGTTAAAAGCCTGCTCGGCCTGACGGTTCCATTTCTCATCCAAGGTGCGGGCCTGCGGCTGAAGGGGACCGACAAGGCGGGCGATCTTATCAACGGCACCACCTGCCCAACCTGAATTATTGTAGAGCCACGATGCCCGCTTGAGCATTTCGGCGCGGGCACCGCCGCTGAGTTCTTTTTTCGCATCGAGCGTCGGGCTATAAAGCCACATCCGCTGAGGATTGTAGCGGTAGCTGGCCTCGTAGGCGGCTAGGTCGGTCTGTTGCTTGGCCTTACTAGGGCGACCGGCTCCGAGCCGTGCGCCGCCGCGCTTTGATTTCGGTTCGCTCATACCGAGCGACCTCTGTCAAAATTCAAACGGAAATCAAACCGCCGCTGTTCCGCTGGGATTACCTACTCGATCCTTGCGCCTCCGGTTTCCTGCCCTAGCGCAACAGTCCTCGGATCCCAGCGGGAGGTTCAGCGGGTGTCCATAAAATCAAGTGACCGACCAAGTGCGGCTATAGTCGGGCCGTGTTCCAAGTTGTCGGCTTACGATGGTTCCGTTGTCATTGGTGGGTAAATCACCTTTCTCGGCGCGAACATCCATCACGACCGACAAGTAAAGCCATTTAGGAAATGCAACTTCTCCATTCGCCGATCCGCCATCCGCCGCAGTGCCGGTAATGGTGACTTCCTCCGTAGCGGCGGAAAATATCGTGTCGCTCAATGCCTGTAGCTCGGCAAGACTCTTGTAGCGGAGGTAGGCTTTGATGCCTGAGACCTTCTGGTGGTCGAACGTTGCATTGGTCGTGCTGGCCATGTTTCAACGACCGAGTCAAACGTCACATTTTTTCCCGAAGGATCGCCCAGGCAATGCAATGGAGCTTGGTGCAGTCGCCGTAGTGGTCGTTTTCCAGATTCTTAAACGAGAATGGGGTGGTGCGGTTGTTTCTGTTCTCTACCAGTACTTGTCCGCTGTGACCGGCAATGAAATCCCTCGAAACATCCGCCGGGAAGTGAAGCAGAGGGGGAAGTTTCTTCTGGCAGCGCTCGATATATAAAAACATTTTCCACACGAAGTCCGAATACGAGTAGAGGATGGTGCCGACTCCGGGAAGCGGGGTGGCGGAAAAATGCTTGAACGTGGCCGCGCCTCCCTTGCTGGGGTAGTAGAGTCCGCTCGATCTGGCGCAGACGGAATAGACGCGCTCGGTAAAGAATCCGGAATCGATGAGACCGGCCATCGGAGCCACCTGAGTCACGCCGTCGGGCATGAGGTAGGTGCGGGCCTTCAGGAAATCCTCACTGACGAGATCGTCCACATCCGCAACCTCACCCCAATCGATGACCCAACTCTCACCCGACATGATGCGGGCCTCGACGGTCCAGTGAGTCCTCTTCCCTCCGGGATCGGCGCAGATAGTGAGCATGGGTGCCTGTCCATCGATGACGGCAGCCAAAGGAATCTCCCGTTGGCGGTATCCACTCCTGAGATCAAGCAGGCTGTCGTCTTTGACCGTGGTGGCACGTTCCTCCCATGGCAGTCCAAGGTAAGTATTGTAAAAATCATGAAGGCCACCGGGCGTGGCGCGTTTCTGGAGGAAGAGTTTAGCCAGTTCGCCCCAGCTCGATTGCGGGGAATACATGGCATTCAAATGGCAAGAGATGTGATCGCGCGGAGCGGTAAGGTTCCCCTGAATCCACCGGCCACCGGCCACGAGTCGGCGCTGCATTTCCTGTGACCAGAGTCCCCCGCACTCCTCGCACTGGTAGACAGCCGAATCTGCCACGCCATCGAGATCCCATGCCCCTTCCTGTCCGCGGAGATCATCCGACCACTTGACCTGCTCAAATCGGAGGTGCTGCCATTTTCCGCACTCCGGGCATTCGACATGGTATCGGTGCTGGCTTCCTGCGGTGAATTGGCTGTAGATCGCTCCCGTCGCCACGGTGGGAGTGGATACCAGGACGCGCTTGCAGATGGATCTGTAAAAATTCGTCCGAGCCATGGCCAGCTCGAGGGCCGGAGCTTCGGTTGCGGAGGCGTCGGGCCATTTGTCCGTTTCATCGGCAAAGAGGTAGCGAATCGCACGACTCGCCAACTGGTTGACACTGTTCGACCCGCGAAGGGCTACCGTGCAGGAATTGAAAGCCATTTCTGTTTTCTTCAGGAGATCAGGATCATCCGGAAGCAATGGGCGCAACGCGGCACAGGATCGGATGCGCGGCATGAGTTCGCGCTCCGACCATGACTTGGCATTATCGGCGGTCGATGTGACGTAGAGGATCGGCCCAGGATCCTCGGCGATGGCGTACTGGATGAGATTAGCCAACAGGGTGGTGCCGCCGATCTGGGCTGACTTTACAAAGGTGATCTGACGGATGCTCCGATCTCCGAACCAGAGGTGGAGCTGGCGCAGATACGGGGTGAAATCGCAGTTGAATCGTCCAGGGCGCGGCGAGAATCGCGGATCGATGACGATTTCGCGTTCCGCCCATGTCAGCGGATCCGGTCGCTCTCGCGGCTCCCACATGGAAGCCAGATCGAATTCAATCTTCTGAAGGGCCGGTGACATCGGGGTCCGGTTCCTTTTTGTTCCATGGAGTCGATGTAGACGCGGCGGCCAGCTCGCGAAGGATCGCCACCACCTCTTCCCTGACGATTCCTGATACGTCCGAAGCGGAATCGATTCGCGCAGCCAAAACATCCGGAAGGTTTTCCATGAGTTGCTTGGCCATGGCCATGTTCCCCAAGATGAATTCGGAAACTTTGGAAACCTCGACCAGCTTTCCTGAAGCTGTGGAGAGCTTGAGGTTGTTTTCCGAAACTAGCGTCCAAAGTTTGTGCGCCTCGATGGACGCTTTGAGGAGGGTGGGCAAGGAATTCATGTCTCCCCTCGCCTCGGCCTGATCACAAAGTACCGATAGCCGGGCATGACGGACGGCGGCGGCTTGTTCCGTTTCCTCTGGAGTCATCGGTTTCGCATTGGCTTCGGGACGAGCAAAGGAAAATTGCGAATCCTGGGCGCGCGATCTTAGAAAATCGCGCCAGCGTGGATCGTCTAAATTGCGCCAATTCCTTACGGCGCGAACGGAAACGGAATGAACTTTCGCGCATTCCTCAATCAAAGCGGCTTCGTGGCGGGATTTCCTCACGCTTTCCGAGGAATGTCAAAGGAACTGAGCGGAATGGATTGGGAACGGAAGGAACTGGGGCGCTTCCCTAATGTTGACCAGTTATACGC